ATAATATATCGTTATCGGAAGTAATAGACATTAGGTTTATCTATAAGTTCCTCTAAACGATTGCCGATGGCTTTACCATACACCGTCCTAATTAAGTTACTGTTTGAATGCCCTAGTTGGGCTTGTAGGTTCTTTTCGCTTACACCATTAGCTAAGCTATGGCTCGTATAGTTAAGCCTAGCGTGATGTGGTGTCAATACGAATGGTAGATCCAGTGCTTCTGTAGCTTTCCTGAATATATTCTTAATAGCCACTCTTGATACTGGTTGATTACTACAGCGTCTCGATTGGGCTATATAGGAGTTCTCAGAGTATCCTACAGCTGACCACTGGTGGGCTAAGAGCTCTATAGTTGTCGGATCTGTAACGATGACGTCTCGAATACTAAAGGCTGTCTTAGGTTCATGGTTAGTGCATTGATGTTCGTCAAACGTCTTGGTTATCTTTAAGACGACATAGGTACACTGGTCGTATTCCCTTTGCTGTACTAAAGAGTGGTCTTTAGTGTACCAAAGGACGTCTGACCACTGGAGAGCTAGGGCTTCCCCTATTCGTAACCCTGAGGTAAACAGGAGCCGTATTAGGTAGTACCATCGGTTAGGCTTCAGGTAGTCGAATAGCTGTTCTACCTGCTCCCTCGTTAAGGCTTGCTTAGGCTTTGTAACGTGTGCCTTTGGTGGTCTCCTGAGTTGGTTAGAGAAGTCCTTAGGGGTTAGTTCATCATAGTAGAGCTCCTTTAAGGTTTTCTTTAGGAGTGCTATACATACCTTTTGTGAAGTCGTTAAGGTATTGATGAAGTTTTGTAGTTCCAGTCGTGTTAAGTCCTCGATTTGTCGGTCTTTAAAGAATGGTCTAAAGTGCTTATTAATCAGTCCTTTATAGGTCTTTAGAGTACTAAAGGAGTACTCACTTTCTTTATACTTTAGCCATGTGTCAATATAGTCTAAATATTTCATTGTGTTACACCTCTTTAGAATTACCTAAAGAGTAAACTTGCTACCCTTTAAGTATAACATAAAGACGTGTATGGTATCGGAAGTTGTATCTATTAGTATTCCTAAAGTATCATGCTTACGCAGTCTGCTTTAGGGTTCCTAATAGCTATCTTTAGGTATTCTAATTGAGTGCTTATAGTATTCTAATTGATACTAAACTTCGTTAGTTTACTAATTGATCTATAGTATTCTAATTGCTACCTCAATGAGTAAATACCTAAACAATGTTCTTTTAAAGACTAATAGCACTGCTTGAGTTATTCTACTGTCGTAGGTGTCTCAAGAATTCTATTAGTAAACTAAAAGAAGAGCTAGAAGATATTCTTCTATCTCGGTGGTACATTGAGAAATACTCATAGAAGTATTACATTTAGGTATACTATAGAGGACTAAAGAGTACCTATAGAGTACCTATAGAGCACCTATAGGTATACTATAGGTTTATGTCGTATAAGATAACCTACACTCTCTATGGCGATTTTGTCTGAGTGTGTGTAGACACTTATGGTATTCCTTAGGTACAAATACCTTAGACAATCTTTAGACGACAAAATAAACCTCTGTGCACGCTCAACAGCCACAAAAACCCTAAAGAAATCGTTCTGACTTCCTTAGGGTTTCGTTCTAATAATTCTTTAGCATATTATAGGTACTTATTCGTTTAGCTTCTGCTCGTCCCATTGGTCTCATTTGGTTAGTCTCATCTCTGTAGAATATGCCCTTCTCAGGATCTAACCACTGCTCTAAGCGTGCTTCCATTTGTTCTAATACACCTTGCTCTTCGTCTCTATCCATGACTTCTAACCAGTAGGCTACAGCCATACATAAAGCGTCTAAGCGGTCATCATGTGCCAGTGCTCCTCTGTCTCTACTCAAGCGTGTCATTTGGTAGATTAAAGAGTATGCAGGAGCGTTCTCATAGACTTGATAGTCATCAAGGATAACCTGCTTATGTACAATCAATTTATGTCTCATCATGACTGGCTCAAGGGTATCAATAATGCGTGCTTCTTTCTGAGCATAGTTCTTTACTTCAGTAACGCTACAAGGGTGTATGTCGTTAAGCACTGGTTTAAATAGCTGTGAAAACATACCATCACCAAAGTTGCCCTCTACGACAATCTCATTAACTCCATAGATTTTAGCCTTGTTAGCCAGTTGTCGAAGTGTGCTATCACTATAGCCCTCTCTAGTACCACCTACTTCAAGTACGAAGAGGTAGCCATTTAGATACTTAACGACTGCATAAGAGGTCTCATCTTTACCTCTACCTGATGGGTCGACTGCCATGACTGTACCAGTGTACTCATAGACTTCTGAAGATCTTCCTTGAGGTTCATAGAAATAGTCGCCTTTAAGTGCTACGCAAGGTAAATCATTAATGCGGAGTTGTCGGTCATTACTCCAGTACCACTTGAGATTAGCTTCATCAAGCGACAAGTTAGCAATCATTAAATCTTGTACTTTCAATGGGTACTTCTCTTGGTCGCTCAAGTTAGTGTTAAGCATAAACTGAAGTGCAAAGCCTGCTTTACCATAAGACAATCTACGTTTGTAAATTTCTTCTTCATCGAAGCGTCTAGGGTCTGTAGGCTTACCTGCATAGAGGTCAGGGTTCTCGTCATATTTGTCGGCTATAATTTTAGCTAAGCGGTCTCCATAGAAATCTCTTTCAGATAAGCTTTCAGGATACAATACAGTCCATATACGACAACGATAGCCACGCTGTTGCAATTCATTGTACAAGCTCATTTCATTCTGAGGAGTACCTAGGTATACTATTTGTCCCTTAGGTTTAATGATAGCGTCAAACTCTTTAACAGCTTCATTGAGCTTGTCTCGTTGTGTCTGAGTGCCACTATTGTTAGCTACTTCAACGTCATCGGCAATAAGTAGGTCTGCACGACTACCAGTCAACTGTCCTGATATACCTACAGATTTAATACTAGGAGAAATATCAGGTACAGCAGGACCGACATCAAATAAGTTCTGTTGGTCTCGTTGATCAGGTCTAGCCTTTAAGTGAGCTAAGAATGGTAACGTATAGATAATTCGTTTGATAAAGATAGCGTTAGCGTCTGCTCTATCTTTGGAAGCGGAGACAATTTCTACTTTCTTCTGAGGGTCTCTCCAAAGTGTCCATACAGCGTATGCACAGGTGATGAATGATTTAGCTACACCACGGAAGCCCTCGATAATAAAGCGGTCATTTGGAAGGTTCTGAAGGGTATGAGCTATATCATATTGGATAGGTGTAGGGTCAGGTAGACTAATCATCTTCCATACCATATAGATGAATACTCTAAAGTCCTCTTTAGCCTTCGCTATCTGTTCTTCAGTCCACTCCATTAGTGATCACCATAGTGCTCTTCCATGAGCTTCGGTGGGTCAAACACTGGAATTTCATGTGTCTCCTGCTTGACTGCAATAGCTAACTCAGGAGTGGTCTCCAATTTGTTGTCTCGAAGGAAGCGTCTAACTTTCTCAAGGAAGGAAGGGTTACGTCTCACTTCAGGGTCTTGCAAGCCTTCAAGTAAAGCGTTTACTTCAAGCTCTGCTAATTTGTCTAAGATTTCAGGTTTAATATTCATTTATTCTCCTTTCTTGCGTGTTGCATTAAGGTCTAATTTGTTTACTTTAGTTACACCTTTAGGTGTCTTACCCATTCTGTAGTCCCATAAAGGGCAGTCCTCTGAAGGGCAGTTGTCGACTTCTTTAGTGTCGTTACAGCAACAATCTAAACATTTAGCTCTGATAGCTTTCATTTGAGTTCTAATTACTTTAGCCATAAGTTCTCCTTAGGAATATAAAAAAGCCCCCTACAGAAGTTCCATAGAGGGCTATTGGTTAGAACCAACCAGTAGCGGTTAGTGTTGTTCTTTTCATATGTTCTTTTTGGCTGTAAAGGTCTGCTTTAAGATCTACGTCAAACTTAGGTGTTTGGTACGACAATCTAGCTCCTGCTGTAATTGCCTTATCATTGTTAAAGTCTGTCTCGACATAAATACCTTTCTTAAAGCGTGGCTGTTCAGGTACAGTTAAGTCCAGTACTGCTTCGTGTACTTCAGTTACGACTAGCTTACCATTGTCTAGCTTATGTTCTTCCTTTACGTTATCTGTAGCTATCTCATGTCGCTTGCCATTAACATTGACTACCAGTGGCTCCTGCTTAGTCGTGAATTGTACATCAGTATCTTCACGCACTCCTGTAATTGGATCTACAGTCTTTGGTAGATACTCAAAGGTAGTCGTTTGCTTTCTCTCATGCTCTACATGGATAGGAGTTTTTGGTGTATATGTAGGCTCTACAGGAGCTTCATGAGTGTTAAATCGGTATGCAAGGAACGCTACAACTACGACAAAGATAATAGGTATAATAATCTTTAGCCAGTTCTTAATCGTGTGTTTGTTCGGAGTTCCAATCATTAATGTATTCCCTCACTCTCTGTCTAATTTGCCAACCTAAACCATACAAGTCCCATCTCATGTCTGGGTCGTCATCATGCAAACCATAGCCATCAAAGTCAGCTACTTCTGCGTGTGTCCATACGTTACCTTCAGGGTAAATACCAATCTCTACGCATAGCTTAGCAACTACTTTAGCCATCATGTCTAATTGATCCTGTGTAGGTGGCTCTGTGCCGTAATCAATATTACCTTCAGCGTCAATGGAAGCTCCATAGCAACAACAAATTGAAATACCTACAGCTCGACTATTGCGTCTCCATGTGTGAGCCTTTAAGTCCATTAAGCTGTCCATATTAGTGTGAAGGCTACCATTAGCGTCAATATTGATATGGTAGTCCCCAAAGTATTGACCATAGTGCCCTGCTGTCCAGTGCAAGTAAATCTTGTCGATTGCCCCTCTAGCAGGGACTGTATAGTCCGACAACTCTTCAAATTTAATTTCTCTCATTAGTTCTCCTTTCGATTTCTGTAGATACTTTCTTAGGTAGTTCAGTCATCTTGTCGCCATCTACTCTGTAGTTCACTCCAATCTTACTCAAGCCTGCTTCAAGTACTCTATCGAATAATTGACTACGTTCATATCCTGCTTCTTTAAGGTTCTCTGCGATACTAAAGAGTTCTGCGAAGATTACCCCTACATATAACAAAAGAGATACAATTTTACCGATGTGGAAGCCTTGTATCTCATATTGAGGGAACAGCAGATATATAAACACTGCTAAGAATATGACTGTGGAATAAGAGACAAACTTAATCATAATATTCCATTTGTATTTTTTACTTTCTAAATAGCCAGTCTCCCACGCTCGGAAGAAGATAGCTCTGAATAGGTTCATCACTGTAGGATTATATTCCTTGTCTTTACAGTAGCGGATAGCAATAGCTGTCCACTTTGTGAGTGTGTCGATAAAGACAATGATGATTACAAGAAGGAGTGCTAGAAGAGCGTCTCCTAGCACTTGAGAAGGTATTAACAATATATGCTCCTTTCGTTATGTTATTTAAGTTCCTTACCACCATACAAGCGTACAGTACCATTAAGGGAAGTTTGTACACGACCCCAAGATTTCCAACGTGGTGTACCATATACCCTGTAGTATACTTCACCATTGTTAGTATAGAAGTATTGCTCAATGAATTGACCGCTACCATAATTTACTACTTTAAGGAAGCCATCAGGAATTGTTACACCCCATGGTGCTTGTGAAGGTGCATTAGCTCCGCCTGCTACTTTAATTTGGTATACCCCAGTGTTAGTGAATGTATTCCAGTCAGTAGCTGTAGATACAACTGTGAAGTGAGCTTGTGGTTCTGTAGCTCCACCACCGCCACCTGTAGGTATCTCAGATTTCTTCGCATAGGTAGTCTCTGCGTCTGCTTTAGACAAATAAGTAGTACTTGCTTCAGATTTAGGTAAAAGTGTAGATAAGCTAGTAGTATCAGCTTTACTATTTACTTTTGTCTCTAACTCTGTGAGCTTACTTTCAGTTGTCGTTTTGTCAGCCTTAGTGTCTACCTGAGTTTTAACCTGATTTATCTTACCTTCTAATTCTGTCTTAGCTTCAGCTACTTTAGTGTTCACTGTCTCAGCTGTTAAGATATTTCTAAGGTCTTTCTCTGTGGCTACTCTGTAGGTTTGATTATCGGTTCTATCAAAGTACTCAAAAGTCTTACCTACGAAGAGTGTCCGTGTATCAGCCATACCAATCTCAAGGTTATCCTTGTTAGTGATACGGAATACATGGTGAGAGCCACCCTTGCTATCTTTAGCTTGCAAAGAGATATTATTAGGAAGAATAAGAGCTCCTGTTAAGCTACCACCTGATAACTGTAGATAGCGTGCATCTGCTTGTGTTTGATTAAAGGCGGTGCCTATGGAATTCCTAATCTCAGTTAGTTTAGTGTCAACTTCAGATTTAAGATAAGCGTCCTTAGCAGTCAAAATGTTATAAATTCGACCATCGGATCTATCGTAGTTTTCTAAAGTTTTACCGACAAAGATTGTGCGTGTGTCCGCCATGCCAATCTCAAGGTTATTACCATTGGTAATTCTGAATACATGGTGAGCACTGCCTTTGCTATCTTTAGCTTGTACAGATATACCATTAGGAAGGATAATAGCTCCACCTACTTCACCACCTGCTTTAGGGAAGTATGCTTCATCTGCTTTAGCCTTACTCAAGATTGTCTCGCCAATATCAAGCTCGTTCAATACTCTAGTAGTCTTATTCTTAGTTCTGTCGTATACCTCAAGAGTCTTACCGACAAAGATAAGTCTAGTATCAGCCATGCCAATCTCGAAGTTATCCTTATCAGTGATACGGAATAAGTGGTGAGCACTACCTTTAGTATCTTTAGCTTGGAAGGAGATATTGTTGGCTAAGATAGGTGCTCCAGTTAGGTTACCACCAGTTGTCTTTAAGAAGCTCGCTTCAAGCTGTTGAGTAGCTAAGGAGTTCTCAAAACTTTTCGATGGGTTGCCTATATAGATTTCTACTTTATGCTTCTTATTAGGTTGCATAATGAGCACTGCAAAGTAGAATTTTCCTTTACGATACGCAATGTCCTCGATTTCAAACTTAGGGTTAAACTCAATGATTTGCTTGAGTTGTCCGAATGGTGTGATTTCTACAAGACTACCTAAGGTAGCCGACATGATTGCTCCATTGAGCATTAGTGCCCCATTATTATTGAAGTCATTGTACTCGTAGTCAATTTGGTAGCTCTTATAGCGTTTGAATGTGTCGCCATAAAGGTTTACTTCACGAAGCCGTTGACTGCCTGCTACAGGTACAATGGAAGCATATGTTCTTGTAATTGGATCATACGCAAGGTTGAATACACGCTCCGACAAAGTGATTGTATCCTCAATCTGCATTGTATTAGCGTTGAGTACTGTAATGTTGTTACCATTAGCTTTACCATTGGTTACATAGATTTTGTCGGTGTACTTGTTATAAGCCATCGTATTGCAGTGTCCTAAACGTTCATCTTCAAAGGTGTACTTATTGGTACGCTGTAGTGTATCTGCATTAACCTCATAGATATGCTGTACAGTGCTTTCACTATTAATACAAGCAAGTACGAATACGTCTTTCTTCTCGTTATATGTGAAGCCTTGTATTTGGTTTACCCCTTCGTCATAAGTAAACTCGCCTAGCTTAGCAATGTTACTAGCTCCTTGTAGCATAGGTGTTTCATTAGGGTAGAATGGTTTGATATAGGTATAAGTACCATAGTCCATTACATCAGATACTGTATTGAAGCTCATGTGCTCTTGGATAACATAGTTACCCTTAGGAATTAACAGTATCTTACCGCTAAGGTTATTGTTAGCAGTCTTAAAGGCTTTAGTGTCGTCTGTTACACCATCACCTACAGCTCCAAACAGTTTGACTGATACAATACTTTTAGCTAGTTCTGCAAGAGCAGCATTGTCGTTAGCAATATCAGTTTTAAGTTGTTTAGTATCATCTAGTACTCGTCTAGTCTGCTCCGCAGTATCGACAAGTTCTTCCGTTAAGTGAGCTGTCTGTGTTTGCTGAAGGTTTAAGTCTCTAGCAGTCATGATAGAGCTATCTTTCCACTCTACAAGAGGAATGGTAGCTGTTTCACGATAAATGTAGAGTGGTTTCACCTCTGTAGGTGCGACAACTAGATTTACTGTTCGACCATTAACTGTATAGTCTTTGTCGTACTCCAATAGCCTACCATCAATTTCTACTTTGATAAAATCTCGTGCAATATAATCGAAGCTGAAATTATAGGTACGCTGTCCCACTACAGTCTTAGTGGTTAGTCGTGGTATCATCTATTACTGTCCTTTCGTTTTTCTATATTCGTTATAAAGATTTACTAATTCATCATCACTCAAGTTTTCTGCATTACGACCTTTGAGTTCCTTGGGTTTCTCTGCGTTCATACCATCGGTCAACTCTTTACGTTTCTTAGGATCCTTCAAGAGTTCTTCAATAGTAGGCTGATGTACCTGTGGCTTAGGTTGTGGTTGTTCTTGAGTTGGTGCTTTAGGTTTATCAGATTGAATTAGTCTAGTGTTCTTGAGCTCTACCTCTTTGAAGTCTCGTTTCTCCTTGTCTGCCATTTCTGCCATACCAGTTAAGAAAATCTGCATAGGCAAGTAGCGGTCTATAGGATAAATAGAAGTAATAGGGTTCTGCCCTTTGCCTGCCTTTTGGTTTTCCTCTAGTGCTCCTAATGCTTCTAAACCAGTGCGTGCTCCATTGTATAGTCTCATTACACTGCCTAATACTGCGAATTGCTTAGCTCTGTCTGCTACACTGTCAAGCAACTGTCCATCTTCAGTCCACTCAGGGCGGTCTACAGTTGTTCTAGCAGTACTGCCTTTACCCATCAAGATTGCTCTAGCGTCATCACCAAAGGATAGAGACGACAAAATAGAGCTTCTTGTTAAGCCTGCTGTGATGATGTTGTCGGCTGTAAATGTTTTGTCTAAGTACTTCTGCTTGCGTTTCTCATCGTTGCCATACATATACTCTGCTTGAGCTCTCTGACGGATAGCCCATAGCATACCGCCTGATAGAATAGTAGACAATGTTTGGATAGTATCTTCACGCTCCCAGTGCTCCATAGTTCTCATAAGGTGGCTATTAAGTGCCATTCGTGAGAAGGCTTTAAACTGCATTAGAATTGGTAGGATATGCCCAGTCATTCTAGTGTTACCTGCACTGAAGTGAGGTTGCATAATAGCGTCTTTAGAGTGTCTATCAAGAAAAGCATGGAATTTGATGTAGCTCATAGGGTCTACTTCCTGCCATTCTCTAAGGCTCTTACGGAGTGCCTGTGGATCACTGTGGTCTAAGTCCGACAAATAGTGCTTGACTGTCTCCTTGAATGTAGGAATGTCGTCAATGCCCACTCGCTTAAACATACGCTCACTGAAGAGGTTCTTACGGAGTGTACTATTAAATTCATCATTAGCCCAGTCAATCATGTCAGGTACTAAGTCTGCCTTGATAGATTGAATACTATGGTTAGTGATTTGCTGTACTTGAGACAATGTAGAGGTAATGCGTGCCCCTAAACTAATACCATCATGAGCTTGTCCTAAGGCTTCCATGTGTAGTCCGCCTATGTTGTTCTCAAGATAGTTTCTGTCGGTTACCAGTGGGTTCCACCAATTTGTCTCCGACATATATGTCCCAATCTCCATCTTTCTGAAGTCTGCTAATTGGTCTGCTGTAACGTACTTAGCGTGCTTCAAGTCATGAATAAAGTCATGTAGTCGTGGAATGAAGTGTGTCAGTGCTCGTGCTCCAACTTTAGCTGTAGCTCCTGCGTGTTCTGCTATTGCGGATAAACCAAAGTTCATACCATTGAGCGTATAGGAAGTGTCTAACAGTAATTGCTGTAGTCTATCCATAGCTGTCTCAGGTGTAGGAATAACGTCCTCGAATATGCGTGCACCAGTGATGTGATGGAATGCTTTATGGAAGTCCTCATAGCTTAGCTTAGCTTCCTTCTCGGTTACATATCCTAACTGTACTGCCTGCTCAAGTTCATTCTTAATCTTAGTGTCGTAACGATGAGCCAGTGCTCCAATATCGTCTACGTTCATTACCTGCTTGATTGCAATAGCACCACTTGAGCGGTTAGAGACATAATTCATATGATTAAAGATATTAGTGTCTCGAAGGTCTGTGTCAAAACTAAAGACGTCATTAAGAGCTTTATCTGTCGTACCACCTTTTAGCTTCAATGGTAGGACTAAGCCAGTGTCCATTGGTAAACGTCTCTTGAAGTATGCTAAGCGTTTGTCGCCCTTAATATCCTTCATTTGTCCGTCATCGAATGTATGCTGTCCTGCTCTCATGATATGGTCAGCGTATGCTTCTGCTTCAGTTCTAAGGTCAATACCTTCGTCCAATCTATCTCTGTCTACAGCTTGCTCAATATAAGATACTAAGAAATTACGTTGAGCTTCCTTACTTACGAATTTCTCCGACATAAGGTTTAGTTTGTCTTTAGATACTCGTCTGTATAACTCAGGGCTACCATCGAAGTCCTCGCTTACCAGTCCTGCCCTCTGAAGGTTCTTTAGGTCTAAATCACGGAAGTCCTTAACGTGATCTACAGTATTGACTATAGTCTCACCATAGTGGCTAATGTCTTTACCATCACGATATTTCTCATGATATGCTTTACTTACTGTCTCTGCGAATTCCTCTTGAGCGTGCTTAGGGTTAAACCATTGACGCTTAGGTCTCTCAAGGTACCACTTACGGAAGTCATCTTCAAATACTGCCATTTGTATCTTATAGTCCTTCTGTACGACCTGCTTAGCCAGTTCTACAGGAAGTCCTATGTTTTGCCCTCGGTCTCGTGGGTCAAGCAATAAGGCTTTCGCAAAGTGTCTCATGGTATCTGATGGACTATTCGCTAAGTGCCCATAAGTATTGCCCATGATTTTGTTAAGCTCTGCTTCTTGCTTAATTTTACCAGTGGTACCAGTAGAGCCTTGAGTTTCCTGAAGGACTTTCTCAGGGCTACTTACACCACCCTTACCCATATATAGGTAATCGTCCTCAGGCTTAATTTCAGTCTTAATTAACGCTTGTAGAGGTTTATTTTGAGCTCCAGTAGGTTCAAAGGGTATTTCTTCATCGTCATTTATAATGCGTCCTAATTGGCTCTCAGGGAGTTCAGGAAGGACTACTTCAGGTGCAGGTGAGCCATCAGCAGTGAATGGTATCTCCTCATCGGCTCCTATAGCGTCAAAGAAATGGTTTTCCTTAGCATTGACTGCCTGCGTGATAACTGAGTTAGGCGACAAAGTTACATCATTGATTGATACTGAGCCATCTTCATGTCGTACCACTGGTGTACCGATGAAGTCGTCAGGGTTCTCTGCAACTGTCTTTAGGTGAGACTTGAGTTCACTATTGGTCATGCCATAGGCTTCTTTAGCTTCAGCCCATTGCTTACCACTCTTGTGTCTCAATAAGTGTTCTGCAAGTTCTGCTTCAGATTTACCTGAGCTTTCGACAAAGGCTTCTCTAGTGCTCTTAGGTTTAGGCTCAGGTACTCGTCCTAAGTCTGAAGCCTGCATTAGTGCCTGTTCGCTCTCAGCTTCAATTTGTCGTCCCAGTTTGTCCATCTCAGGAGTGTTACCTACTGCTGTCTTATGATGGTCATGGATAGAGTGCAAGTAGCGTGCTCCTGCCCCCATACCTGCCCCAAAGAGAAATGCTGTAGTATAGTCAGGTTGATAACCACCATACTGTTGAGCGACATACTGGTCTCCCATATTGATTAAACCATTGGCTAAGCCTAGCTCTGCCATTTGGAATACTTTATTAGCTCCGATGTTCGCTAGTGTTTTACCACCTAGTCTCATGAGCATTTTACCGACAAGTGCTTCCTGTCCGACAAGTGGTACGAAGTTAAGAGGGTCTGCCACTGTACCTAAAATACCACCGATACTCTTGAAGCCATAACCTGCTTTCTCTACTCGCTCTTGTCTAGCATAGTCCTCACGCTTCTGCTGTATGAGTGCTCCTAGCTGTGCTTGAGATTTAGCATTGGCAAGTAGGAAGTGTTTTGTCTCAAGGTCATTAGGGAAGTACCTGTCGATTGCTTCAAGGTCTGCTTTATTAGGTGCCCAGTTTTGATCTATAGGTTTAATACCTTGAGCTTCATTCATGTTACCGCCTGTACGAAGCAATGATACGGAACCATTGTTATACCATTCGTTTAGGAAGCTGTCCTTGAATTGTTTACCGAAGCCACCAATATTGGTGTCCTGTAGTGGCTCAAATATGTCATCTGAGAAGTC